TTTGAGCTTAATAGTTCATCCATTGCATGAGCCATATTAATCTCTCCTATACTTCAGGTTTTTAATAAAATTTGTCACCTCTTCCTGGAGATAACGTTGTGCTCTGTTGTCGTGTCCTGCTGCGCTAGCGACATCCATTAGTACATTACCCCGTCTATGATTCATAATTCTTTCATAGATTGGATCGGGATATGCATCCGGAGCACTTGGATTTGCAACTATGTCTACAGTAATAATTTCAAAATCTTTAACTATTCCGCTTTCATTTACATTGCCGCTGCCTCTGCTTGACACGCCTAGTTTTACTCCACTTTCCAATAAGGTTTTACAAATGTTTCCCATTGGAGTTGGTAGAATTTTTAGCTTACCGATACCGTTTGCACCTGAAATATCCATCTCTGTGATCATGTGTGATACACGGTCAAGATTGATATTAAGGTCATCTGGGTGATCAGCTTCGCCTAATACACTGTATCCATTTTTAATTTTTTCATTGATAGCTTTAACAGCTTTATGAATTTCTTCTTTGGTATAGATACGGTTATTCTGATTGCGTACATCGCCTTCAATAAAGATACCTTTCATGTACAGGCTTTTGCCACCGTTAGCTTCTTCAATAGCTTCGGTGACAATGTTTGCCTGACTAAATGTTAAGTGCTCTTTTAGGCTAGTATACATATTACTTCATCTCTCTTTTTGGAGCAGGAGCTGCTGATAAATCGCCAGCTTCTTGAGGACCAGTTACGCCCATGTCTTTTGCAGCTGGTGCGCTTCCGCCTTTTTCTTCTGAAGTGTCTGTTGCATGTGCTTTTGCATCGTTAGGTGCTTTTGCATTACTTGCAACTGGACTTGCTTTGTCACTGTTATCACTGTGTGAAACATTAACCGCTGTCAATGTTGCGCCTTCTTCCATAGGCTCAACTGATTCTTCCATTTCTGGCTCTTCTTCAGCTTCTTCGTCGCCCATTAAGTCTGCAAATGCTGCACGTAATTCTGCAATTGCGTCTTCAACATTATCCATGGCTTCTTCTGCATCAGGTGCTTCTTCTGCTTCGTCGTCCATGCTAATAGCTAGATCCATTTCTGGTTCTGCCATTTCTTCGTCGTCCATGTCCTCATCGTCCATGATTTCTTCGTCTTCGATTTCTTCTTCAGCTGTTTCGATGTCACTAAGGAAATCTTCTTCATCATCAGATGCGTTAATCGCTTCTTCGACTTCTTCGTCCTCGCTATCATCATCAGCTTCATCAAGATCGATAGTTTCGTCTAAGTCTTCTTCAGAAATCTCGTCTTCAACAATTTCATCGTCTTCTGTGATACTTGCCCAATGGTTTTTGGCTTTCTCAACGAATACATTGTGAAGAAGATCCGCAGCTATATCCTGCTCGTCGATCACGAGATACTCAAGAACCTTAACTAAAGATTCCTTGTGTTCGGTCATGTCTTTCTCCTTAAAAAATTACAGGCTTACCAAGATGGTTTACATCTATATTTACACAACCAAGACGTTTTACTTGATAAAAGGCCCAAAAAATGGGTATTTTATGACATCATTGTCATGATAAGTAAAAAATGCACTGAAAAAAGTTAAGAACTTGCTGGTCTATTATAGATTTTTTTGAAAGTTTCTGTTCTTTTAGCATGTTCTACGTTGTGTATCTCTCTTTGCTTTCTCAAACGATTTAAGTGTTTGAGTGTAAGACGACTTTTTCTTACATCATCAATTTCGCGATTATTGTAATTGTCATCTTCAGCTTCATAATATTCTTTTAAAAATTCTACGTCACGCATTTTGATCTCCTGCAGGTGTTTCTGCATTTTCTGCTCCACTAATCGGACTTGCACCGTCACTTGTATCTACATCAGTATCTTCATCTGGTATATCTATATCACTGCCATCCGGAATATCAAATCCTCTAACACCAACATTACCAAGACCTGGCATACTGTCTGCTTCAGGTGCAACATTAGACTCGTTTTCTTCTTCCCACATACGTTCGTTGCGTAAGATTTCTTCTTCAGTCCATCCTAGGTATTTCTCTAAAACAAAACGTCTACTTAGATAAGGAACAGCTTCTAAGCTACCAAATACATTTGCTCTAGCTGCATGTATTTCAATTTCTTTATATTGACTAAAGCTCTGTGGTTCTACAAATTTTAAATCAAACAAACTAGCATCAATACTAAGACCTTTGTTTTTAATGAATAGTTTAAACTCTTTGTCTAGTGTAGGAGCGATAGTATTTTGTAATCTCGTACAATATTGATTAAAACGATATTCTTGGATATATGCTGTACCAACACGACCGTCAACATATGTTGCTGTTCCATCGTCAGGACCAGTTGGCAAATAACTGCTAGGCACACGCAACGCTCTTAACATTTTGTTTGTAAAGTAACGTAAGTCGTCAATTTGTCCTAAGTTTTCCCCACCAGGCAGCACTTCAACTTTTGAACCTCTACCTTCAGCAGTTTGCGCAAAGAAATAGTCTTCCATAATTGATAGTGGGTTATATGCAGCGTCCATGATAGTTGTGCCGCCACCTGTTTTATTTGGAATACGCTTTTGATGAATTTCATTTTTAACACGCTCAACAAAACCCATAGCTTTGTTTGGTGGCATGTTACCTACGTCTACATAAAACACACGGCGCTCTGGCGCACGTTGAACACGATAGATGATAATTGAATCTTCTAGTAGTTCTTTTTGTTTGTATGTCTTAAAGATTGGATCTAGTATACTTGAACCAAATGGCCAATTATTGTCCATACCTTCTGTTAGTCCCATGTGTACAACATGTTCAGCGTCAACATTATATTCTTGAATGTTGCCCATGCTGTTGCTATAATCTCCAGCTGAATTACCATAAGCGCCACGGTCTAATACTTGTCCACGCATCATACTGTTAACTGTACCATATGTTTGTGCATGCTGTACAGGTTTACTAACAGTTTTTTCTTTCATGTTCAAATCTAAATTTTTCATAACGTATTGCTCAGGGCGTTTGCCTTTAGCTTCGTTTACAACTGCTTTAGTAACATCAACAGGATTTACATAATAAAGTTCCCATGTTTCTGGATCACGAATAAAAAATTGATCTCCGTATTTGATACTGTTACGGAACATTCTAAAAATACGTTTGTCCCAATCTTGTAGATTACACCATTGTTGTAGTGTTTGCTCTAAGATTTTACTTTCACTTTCAGTGGCTTCTTCTTTGAATTCTATTCTAAACGGAACACCTGTTGTTTCATCAACTTGTGTACTAAACTCACTGATAATATCAAGAGCAGCATTAATTTCGCTGTCCATGTCCATTTGATCATACTGTGCATAACGCTCAACACGATTAGGTTGACCACTGTATACTTCAGGTAGCCAGCTTTGAAAACGACTAGCACTGCTTGGTTTCATACTGTCAGCACTTTGACCGTTGTATACTGTAAAATGTTTTTTCCAACTCATAGGATACTCTTTTCTCTATTATAGTATATTTATCGTATTTGTCAACCTGCGTTAATTGGGGCCAGGATCAGGGGGTGCAGGAATAGGTGGTCTGCTTGGATTAAAATCTTCCCAGTTTTGAATAATAACTTGCATTGCATCTTGCGAGGCGTTCAATATTCGACTAAGCCAACTCGGAGTATTATCAGGATCATTTGGATCAGGTGGCTGGCCTCCAAAACCAAACGCATCTCTAGTTCTGGTACCTGCTAAAACTGTTCGTGCAATTTCAGCGGCACGTCTCATCGGCTCTGGACCAAACTCAGCACCTAATATAGTACCCAATTGTGCTAAGTTTTCTGCTTCTCGGCTTCTTAATCTAGCTAATTCTTGTTGATCTGCTTCACTTAGTTCGCTTTCACGACTTTCTAACTCGCCCATTATAAACAAGTCAGCAGCTGGTCCTACCCCACTATATCCGCCCATAAACAGTCCAGCAGCTCTAGTAAGTACGGCTGTATTTTCACTACCTAAAACACCTCCTAGTGATTGCATTAAAGTTGACATTGCATCGCCGCCAGTTCTTGGATCAATGCCCATTGCCATCATAGTAAATTCCATAGTTAATGTTCTCATAACATTACTAAGAACTTCAGCATCACGTTGTAAACCTGTAGCAGCTAGCGACCCATCGGCTGCGGCGTCTTGTTGTCTTCGTCTAGCTTGAGCTTCAGCATCAACAACATCTCCTGTTTCGATAAGTCTGTTTTGCATACCTAATAGTTCTCTAGCAACACCTGCAATAGGACCAGAAGTACTAGCTAATTGTCTTAGATTATCAGCATCTAATGCGCCAATACTGTCTTCGATAACTTGTCTTAGTCCAGCAGCAAAATCTGTTCTATTCATGCTATCTCTGTTATTCATAACAAAGTCTCTAATGCGCTGAAATCCGCCACCCATAAGTGCTTGTTGTTCACTAGCAAATGCTTCAGCAGCACGACCAGTAGCAATTTGAGTAGCAATAGCGCCTGCTATGCTTTCACCTAATGTGCCCATTTCTGTACCTAGAATATCGATAGCCATTCTAGTACCAGAACTAGCATCACGCAACGCACTTTGCACAATCTCGTCTTGTTGTAAGGCACGTCTGTTAGCAAGTCTTTGTTGTAAATCTTCACCTGTTAAACTAGCCATGCGTTCTTGTAGTGCAACGTTTTCAGAAATACTTCTACTAAACTCTATCATATCAAGGTTACGCATTTGTTCACTAGTACTAGTTAAACGTCTAAGTTCTACTTCTTCTGCTAACAGTTTAGTCATGTCAGTTGAACTTAATCCAAAATACCCAAGATTTCGTGTAGTCTCTGCAAATGCTCTGTTTAGTTGTAGTAAACGCTGTGTGCCAGCAGAAGTGTTTTCTCCTAAACTTCTAATTGCAGGACCACTAGTAATCATCATGTTAGTAAACTGATCAAGTGTTAAACCTAGGTCACCTACATCTCTGCGCATATCCATAAAGTCTTCACCTACACCAACGCCAACACGTCTAGCATTATTCATTGCAGCACCAAATTGTTCTAAGATACCAATACCTGTTCCCATAATACCAGCCATCATGGGCATTTGTATCATATTAAAGAAACTACTAGCTTGGTCACTGAACTTTTGTTTGTCTGCAAATTTATTAAAAGTATTAACACCTTCTCTAAACTTAATGCTTTCTTTGCCTAAATTACGAGCAGCATCGGATAACCGTTGTCTAATACTTCTTGCTGCATCATCTAAGTTGTCAGCAGCGCCGTCTAATCCTTGTCCTTGATCTTTGATTGCACTAGCAGTTGCGCCCATTTGCACTGCCATTTTATTAGTTGCTTCAAGAATAGCTTGTTGTGTATTTTCCATAGCAAAGTCTGGCACTTCAATTGGTACCGCTCTGCCTCCTATTGGAATTGATATTGTTGCCATTAACTGCTCACTTAATTAAGATAAATAATTCTATATACTGTTATTTATAGGTAAAAAATGAACAATCCGTTAGATCAATACTATCGTACTAAAGAAATATATGTTAAACTTCCTACCCAAGGAAAATGGTACAAAGACAAGCCAAATTTAACTGACCAAGGAGAAATAGGAATACTTCCTATGACAGTTAGAGATGAAATGTTGTTAAACATTCCCGACACACTGTTTAACGGTGAAAGTTTGTTCGAGTTGTTTAAAAGTATTGCACCAGATATCAAAGATCCGTATGAAATCTGTATGCCTGACGTAGATGTTATATTACTAGGAAGTAGAGCAGCCAGTTATGAAAATAAACTAGAAGTTGAAAGTCGTTGTCCGCACTGCGAAACTTATAACCAGTATGAAATAGAACTAAGTTCTATACTAAGTCAAATAAAAGTAATAGACGAGTCTGAAATTGAAATAGGAGAGCTAATTTTTGTTTTAAAACCAAACACACTTAAAACAGTTAATGCAGCTAACATTCAAAGTATTGAAAATCAGAGAATGATTGAAATGATGTTTAAAAATCAAAACGGTGAACAACCATTAGATCAAGAAACATTTAATCGCAGTTTGGAAATCAGTACAGCTAGTGCAATTGCAATAGTAGCAGATGCAATCAGTGAAATTAAATTACCAGACGGAAAAGTTGTTACAGAATTTGAATACATTGCAGAATTTTTAAGTAAAACTCAAAACAAAACAGTCGATACACTTAAACGTGCTATCACTAACTTAAACGAAAACGGCATAGGAAATGACTTCAATTTTACATGTTCCGGTGAAGAATGTGGAAAATCCTATAACTCACCTGTAGAGTTTAACCCAGCTTTTTTTTTCAAAAAACCTTAAAGAGATGCACTCGTCATGAACAAGTCAAAAAAGAGATTGACAAGTTAAACAATCACAGAAAAGCTATTAGAAAAAACATCAATCAAATTGCTTTATATTCAAACGGAAGTTATACAATACAAGACATGTATAACATGCCTATGTATTTCATTGACGAAATCAGAGATGTAATGATAGAAAAAGTAGAAGCTGAAAAACAAAGTTTAAATTCTAGTAGAAAGCAAACATTTTAATTCGAAGAGCTAACGCTCATCGTCAAACTCATTTCATTTCGTTTGAAGTTTTTTCTTTTTGAATAATTATTTTTAATGATAACGTTATTACCCTGTTTTCAGTCGCACTTAGCCTGTGTACGGCCAAGTGCAAAAAAAAAGCTAAGGTCATTACCCCGCTCCCAAGCGCACCGTTATAAGCGAAACCTTTTCAGGCAGAGGCGGTTGTGCTTGACCCCTTTACTCGCCGCTTTCAACGCAAGCTACTAAATCGCAAATAACGGCAACTGATTTAGTAATACCCGTGGGTTGTAATAGCTCAACAGAGCCCACTCTTTTGGTTTGTGTCCCCCGGCAAGTTCCGTTGGCTAAACACCGTGTGTCGCCGCCTCAATGCTTTTATTAGAGGGGGTATATTATTTTTTAAGAGATTCGATTAGTGCCTTAGATCCGCCTACGCGGACATTTATAATGCCATTGTAATATTCGTCAGTGAGTAAAACTTCTCTGTCAAATTGTTCTTTAGCCTCTAAGTAAGATAATTCTCCTCTGCTGGTGCAGTAGTATAATATCTCTCTTGTAAATTTTTCTGGACCTAAAAGTTCAACATCAGCATTGAGTTTGTCTGAACTTCCCCAGTAGGTCCGCCAGTCGCTTTCTTTAGTTGAACGTCTTTTTCGTTTTTTGCCTTTAAGTGGGTTTTTAGTTACTTTAAATTGTGCTAATTTTTTGCCAATGTATTTTTTGCCATTCGTGAGATTGGTAATTAGATATACAAATCCAATATATCCTTCAGGTATTTCATCTACGATTGTGCCTTGATAAGTCCATTGCATGTTAATATATAGCAACAACTATATATGCCGGAAATACAAAAAGTCAACCTAAAAATACCTTTTTTTCAAGATTTCCCAAGTTTGTTTTTACCCT